CCGTCAATGATGGTGTTGCGAAGCGTTCGTTCATGAAGCTGGTGAACGAGGTTCCCACCTGGGATCGTGATTCGTTCCAGCTGGTTAAGGTTGGGTCTTTCGAGGATAAGGTCGGAGACCTCAGTCAGGTTGACCGTCAGGTCGTGAGTCTCGATTTTCCTAAGTTTGAAGAGTTAGAGGTGGCTAAGCGTGGCTAAGAACAAGATTTTCAGTCAGGTCCAGGGGCTTCGCCCCGGCCGTTCGGTTTTTGATTTGAGCTATGCGAAGAAGATGTCGGGGCGCATGGGATATCTGTACCCTATGATGTGCGACGAGGTTGTGCCAGGTGACGTTTTCGATATCGGCGCCGAGGCGGTTGTCCGTTTTGCGCCCATGGTTGCGCCTATTCTTCATGAGATCGTTTTAAAGGCAGACTGGTTTTTTGTTCCCTATCGGATAATGCAAGATAGGGATATGGATTCAGCCAATCATACTACTTGGGAATCTTTTATTACTGGTGGCACTGATGGTCTGTCGAACGTTGCTGTGCCTAGGATCGCGCTCAACGGAAACACTTTTAATTCTGAGGGCCAGCTATGTGATCATCTCGGGTTTACTCCGGGTATTACTACTTCGGGAAATGATTCTCCTGTGGCTTGGCCGGTTTATGCCTATAATACGATCTATAATGAATATTATAGGGACCCCAATCTTGAGTCTCCTGTTGATATAACTACCCAGCTAGGTTTGATGTATTGTAATTGGGATGCTGATTACTTTACTCGTTCTTTGCCCTGGCAACAGCGTGGCACTGCTCCTGCGCTTCCCGTGAGTGGTTTGACCAATGCGGAATGGTCTTTGTCTCAGTTTAAAGACAACCAGTCTGGCGCTGTGGATATGCAGATTGATCCGAATGGGAATTGGTTTAGTGTGCCTTCTGCTACTCCTGCGGATACCGATCAGCAGGCGCTTTGGAACAGCAACGTGGTTGATCTCTCTAATGCGACGAGTGTCAACATAGCGGAGCTTCGTACTGCTGTTCAGCTTCAGAAGTGGCTCGAGCGGAATGCGAGGTCTGGTTATAGATATACTGAGTTTTTGAAGGCCCATTTTGGAGTTGCACCGCGCGACGAGAGGCTGGATAGGCCTGAGTATATAGGTGGCATTCGTCAGCCTATTGTGATTTCAGAGGTACTACAGACTTCGGAGACCGATACTACGCCGCAGGGTAATCTTGCGGGTCATGGAATAATGGCTGGGCGTCATCGAGTTGGCCGGTATCATGTGAAGGAATACGGCCTTGTTATGTGCCTTATGTCGATATCTCCTAGGCCCGCTTATCAGCAGGGAATTAATAGGCAGTGGTTGCGAGTTTCTCGTTATGATTACTACCATCCCGAGTTCGCTAATCTTGCTGAACAGGCGATTGTCCAGGAAGAGATTTATGCCGAGAGTACTGCGGGTGGTACTAATCAGGCGATATTCGGGTATCAGGGTAGATATGATGAGATGAGGTGCAAGCATGACATGGTTGCTGGTGCTTTTAGGTCTTCTCTTGATTATTGGCATCTTGGTCGAATCTTTTCGTCTGCACCTTCGCTTTCGGATACCTTTGGACATGTTGATCCCACTACCGTTACTCGCGTCTTTGCCGCTCCTGATAGCGATCATCTTTATGTTCATTGGGGTAATGCGATAAAGGCTATCAGGCCCTTGCCGCCTCAGTCTAATCCTGGGCGGATGGATCACGATTATGGAGGATACTGATGAAGTTTTATACTCAGTACGAGAGGCCTGGAATTGATGTGTGTCCGCATGAAGAGCATCCGGATAAGGGTTTGGTGGAAACTTCCGGATACAGAAATACAGAACAAATTGTGAAGGAATTGCTTCAGGCTGGCCAGAATCTTGTCATGTACCGCGAAGCGGAGTACGCGGGCGATGCAGAGGTTCCGGAGGATGCTCCCGCAAACGTTATGCGACTTCCTCTCGACGCCCGCCTCGAGCTCAAGAGGCTTAGGGAGCGTGTATGGGAGGCAAACAGGGCTGGAAAGAGGCTTGAGGCCGAGAAAGCTATTGCGGAGCATAAGGCTTTGGCCGAGAAGGCAAAGGATCCTTCTAATGGGGATTCTTGATGCACTTGTTGGGGTTGGACAGGTTGCCGTGGATGCTGGTGCGGCTTATGGCAACTATAAGCTGGGGGTGCAAACGAATAAACAGAATATGGCGTTGCAGGAGGAACAATGGATGAGGGAAGATACTGCGATGCAGAGGAAGGTCAAAGATCTGACTGCGGCTGGTTTGAATCCTGTTTTGGCTGCTGGGGGAGGTGGCTCCCCCTCTTCCCTTGCTGTACGTATGACGGCTCCGGAGATACAGGCGCCAGATTTCGCAAGTCGTTATCTGGCGGCGAAGCTGAAGTCCCAGCAGGCAGCCTTAAACCAGGCTGCCATTGACACTGCTCATGCGCAGTCAATGATCAAGGATAATGAATGGTCTGCCTCAGATGCACAATTGTCTGCGATCAAGGCAGAAGCCGCGTTTAAAAACGCGGAATGGACGAAGATGGGGCAGAATGTAGGGTCGATAGTTGATAGCAATTTGCGCATTTTACAGGCTGATGTAGAGAAGGCCGTATCTGATGCCGCTTATTCAAAGCGTAGTGCGGAATTGTTAAATTCTTATGGCGATATTGAGTCTATTATGGGATTGGTTAGGTCTGCTGCTGGAACGATAGGTGGTGTTGGGAGTACTGGCGAAATCGCCAACAGGTTGCTCGATAGGGCAGGTTTGCCGTTGAGAAGGAGGAGATGATGGGTTTCAAGCGTCGGTATGGTTCTAAGCGGAAGTCTTGGAAGCGTGGAAAGGTTAAGCGCGCTTATTATGTTCAGCGCGGTGGTGTGCGGCTTTGACTTGCATAAGTCCTTCTAACGATGGAGTTGGAAGGACTTTTCCTTGTGGTAGGTGCATGGCTTGCAGGATAAATCGAGGGCAGGAGTGGTCAATGCGTTTGTTGCACGAGCTCGATTATTCGGTAAGCGCTTCTTTTGTGACGTTGTCTTATGATGATGATCATCTGCCACCAGGAGGATCTTTACGGCCCAAGGATCTGCAAGATTTTTTGAAGCGTGTCCGGCATCATGTCGATGGAATTAAGTATTATGCCGTGGGTGAATATGGGGAGGTTACTAATCGTCCTCATTACCACGGTATTTTTTTTGGTGTTGGGCCGGATGATGTTGATGTTGTGCGTGATGACTGGGGTCATGGTTTTGTCTATTTCGGTTCCGTGACAGTCCAGTCTATAAATTATGTGACCGCGTATATCAATAAAAAGCTATATGGGAAAATGGCTATAGAAGAGTACGCTGGTCGTGTTGCGCCCTTCGCTCGGATGTCGAAGGGTTTGGGGTTGCGTTGGTTGAAGGATAACGAAGACCACGTTTGTCAGAACGTTGGTGTGAGGAAGGAGGGGCACGTAGTGCCAGCTCCGAGGTATTACATGAAAAAGCTTTCTGATGCGTTTACCGACGAATTCTGGAATAAGCGGAGACTCGAAAAGTCTCGCCAAAAGGACTCTAGGATGGCCAAGGCCCGTGTTGACCCTGTAGGCTTGACGGAAAGGGTCTTAAAGGGCCGAAGGCAGACGGAGGCCGATTTGAAGGCGAAAGAGTCGATGCGAGAGAAGTCGTGGAAAATGTGATGGCTTTTTCTAAGGCCGGGGTCCCTACTGGGGCCCCGGCCAGACAAGCGGAGCGCGTCAGGGGCAATATGGATAACTTGATGCTAATATTGCCCATTGACAGCCCGTAGGGATGTGGTACAATGGTTAGGAGGTTGAAACCCGATAGGGTTTTGGTAAGGAGGACGTTGTCTTCCTATGTTCAGGTTTTAGGAGGGTCGAATGTTGCATGGTCTTTATTCTGTGTACGATCGGGTGTCAGAAGGTTACGGGCCGGTTTTTCAGGCCGTCAATGATGGTGTTGCGAAGCGTTCGTTCATGAAGCTGGTGAACGAGGTTCCCACCTGGGATCGTGATTCGTTCCAGCTGGTTAAGGTTGGGTCTTTCGAGGATAAGGTCGGAGACCT